AAAATTATAATGTGAGCCAGATAAAGAAATTCTATTAGAACTAGTATTACCAACACCATTAATAGCAGTTGTATTAGCAACAGATTCAAAACCTGTATATCTATAATTAGAAGTTTTATACCCTCCACTATCACCAATTCTAAATCCTATACCACCGTCACCAGTTAATTGCATATTATTTATAACAGCAACATATACTTTGTAGGTATCATCAAGACCAGTCCACTCTACTGTATTAACTGCAGTAGTTATTTCATTAGTAGAAATTAAATTCCAAGCACCTGCACCACTCACAGTACCAGTAAAGGCATAATTATCTGTTTCATCTAATTTAGAAGCATTAACTGAATCGTTAGCTAATTTTGAAGTAGTGACTATTCCATCATTTAAATCATTTGAACTTAAAGGTAAGGCAGTTGGGAAATTTCCAATATATCCCATACTTAACTCACATCTGTTAATAGTTGTAAATGAACATCACAGTTGCCAGAGGCATCATCTGTTTGAACTTGAATTTTATCTGATGTCTGTAATACGACCTTTGGTAATTCTAAAGATGAGCCTTGTGGTAAAGGTACATTCTTAAAAATGAATTTTCCTGCAGTTGCACTATCATCATATTTCTTTACGGAAACATTCATTGATGTAGTAGTCGTATTTGCTACTGTTCCTGCAATAACAAGTGATTTATTAGTTGCAGTATAAACATCAGTCAAAGTCGCATCTGTTAGACTTGCCTGTGCATCTGAAAAATTATTTGCCATTCTTTTTTAACTCCCTAAAGCTACTGCAAATGGAATACTATTAGGATCACTTTCGGTGACGCTAATACCACTTGGCAGGGTTATTGCGTTTGTTGATGTGTTGATAGAAAACAACTCTAAGCTATCAGCACCATCATATATCTTTACAGATAGCGTATTTGCTGCGGAGTTGTCAATCCAAATTGTACCTGCCACTGCTGAAGTAGGCGCAGTGCTTCCAATATGCTGAGAATTAAGTGCGTTTAATGTATCGTTAAGATTTGATCTAAAAGTACCAAATGCAACATTATCTATAGTAATTTGTGAAACTTGTGACATTACTTTTTAATACCTCATATTCATTATGATTTCAACCCATAACCATTAACTTGATAATCAAAAGTTCGTGATATTGGAGTTGCGCCATTATAAAAAGTTATATCAAAACCAGATATGCTTTTATTAGCCACTACAAAATAATCACCACTAGCCATATCCTGACCTGTAATATTGACATTTGGATTAGCATAAAAAGGATTTGTAAAGGTGACGCTATAAGTTCCTGCTCCACTTACTATATCATCTCCTGTTTCTGATCTATTCTGTAAGTTCAGAGATACAGTTAAACCTTTAACTAAGGCTCTGGATTGATTGTTTAAGCTGATTAGTCTGGCTCTAAACTTAAAGTATTTACCTTTAAATGTTCCTTGTTGGGCTACGCTTGTAAATGTAGATATATCATCAAGACTGGTTTCACTTGCTCCTATTTGAATATTTGTACCTGCATTGGTAGGTAGATTGCCATCAAATGGCGCTTTAGCATTTTCAAATAAATCTTTACCTCTACCAAAATCAAATAAATCGTATGGATCATCTGAAACCATGTCTAATTGGATCTTAAAGGTAGCATCATAGATAAATGGTAAAGTGAAGGTGCTATTAAAATTATAAAAACCACTACCAATAATATTCTTATCAATTCCGCCTGTTTCAAAGACATAACCAGAAGGTACGGCATCAAATAATCCTGTTTTGCTATCAAATAAACTAATAGTATCTAAAGTAATAACATTATCACCAGAAGCTAATCCTGTTTCTGTTCTTTTAAAAGTATTAGTAAATGTTCCTGCAAAATTAGGATGTTCTGAAATACTGTTAATAAGTTGATAACCCTGAGCGGTCACATTAGAAGATACAATCAGGGCAGGCTCTAAACTTTCATTTCCTAGTTTGTCAATAGCCTTAATTCCTAAAGTAAAGGGTGGATCAATTTTGTTTAAGATAACACTATTAGCGCTTCTTCTTGGAACTCTTACAAGGTCAGTAGAATTAAACCAAGAATATCCACTAGATACTTTCTGATATCTGATCTCATAACTCTCTACATCTAAATCTGCAACTGGCAACCATGAAAGCTGCATTTGGTCACTACCAATTAATGAAATAGAAAAATCATCCACATTAGCAGGTGGCAAGGTAGCACCAATTACTTGATGTGTTCCTGTAATATAAGTTGATTTAACGCCAATACTGTTAATTGCTCTTGCTCTTACTTCATAAGTAGCGCCGTCAATAGCATTTAATAATTGATATTCTAAAGATTTACCTTGAGAAACTAATCTGTAATTATCAACAATCGCGTTTCCGTCTTTGTCTAAAGTCTGTTTTACCTCAATCTCAAAATCATCTGCAAAAGCATCTGGTGAATCACCAACAGTAATCAATAATCTAGTTATGACTGTACCATCATTATATTCTACTAAGTCATCACCTAATGTTATTGACGCAGGTGGTTGAACTGTAAAAGGATTAGGTAAATTAGTATCTGGAATAATAGCTACTTGGTTTTTTTCTGTAAAAGTGTACCAACTGTTTTGATGCTCAATTAAATTTAATAAGACTGTAAAATCTGGATTAATTGCCATTCCTACAATTCTAAATGGTTTAGAACTAAATCCGACTAGATCATAATCCAAAGCAATTATATCGCCGATAGCTAAATCTAACGCTTCATAATTTGCTAAACATTCAACAGTTAAATTATTTCTACTTCTTTCAAGGATAATTTCGCCAAATTCCAGTGCTTGATAAGGATTAGTAATAGTAGGGATTGTAATTGTAGTTTCTTGTAAAAATCCATCATCAGCATTTTTTAATGTTTGATGTTCAGCATCCGTTTCTGGGTAAACAACAGTATCATTTTGCCAATCTTTGTCTGGTGAAACATAATCTACTAATACTCTATTGTATTTTTCATTCTTCTTTTCAGAATTTATTTTTAAACCACCAATAATATTATTTTCATTTAAAGTGACTGTAGCCGTTCCTGTATTTTCAATAATTAATTTATATTTACCTTGCGTATAGGGTAAAAATCCCCTCATACCTTTTAAAAGAACTTTGACATTCTGCATTAATTTATTAGATGTGTCTAAATAAGCATTACAGTCAAAAAGATTAATTGTTGATGCACCAGAATAAGGTGTCACTTGTGTTTCTGCTATTTGACTAGAATCATAAAAACTTTGTAAGTCAATATCAGATACATCAATTCCTTTTCCGTATCTTGTATTGGTCAAATAATCTAATAGACACCAAGAAGGATTAGAAGAATGGGCAGGGGATTGAGCAACCAAACTAGAATTATAACTAACTACTTTTCTACCTTGTATCTCTGCTTGAATTTTTGGTATTCCTGTATATTTGTCACTATCCCATTCAAAACGGAATGCAATATAACATAATCCAGATAATTTATGATTTGCAGTCCAATTATCTAATGTAGTTAATAATGAAGATGCTGATTGTCCGTCAGTTCCATAAAAGGTTTGCATCTGGATTGTTGATCCAAAACGACTATCGTTTGATGTGATTGTTCCGCCATCAGTAAACCCAGTATTAAAAGTGACTTCATCATCTTCAACATAGATATTTGTAATCGCATTTATTTCGCCTTCACATAATACGATTGCTCCATAAAGATATTGATTATCATTTCCAGAAACTTCTAAAAATACACGCGTACCGCCAACCCTTCTTGTTCCGTAAACAACAGGAATATAAGAATTGTTAGATTGTTTATTGATTAAAGCACCTTGTGCTTGTTGATCTCCTTGATCATAATCTGGAATATCTGGTATATTAAATGGATCTCTTATCCACCCTATAAAATCTTGTACTGCACCAACAACACCAGTGACAATATTTGTAATACCATTGACTATTGCACTAAACGGATTCCAACCCATTATTTTCTACCCCACAAAATATCTTTGACTGTTAATGATGCAAATTCCATTCCTTTGTCTGTTGAAAAATAAACTTGTTGGCTACCTTCGTTTGTTTTACGACCTGCTACTCTACTAAAATCTGCAAAGTGAGAAGTACAATTTAAACCTAAAATTCCATTTTTAGTATCTATGCCAAAACTTTCTACAAATCCTTTATTATAATTGAAAGTATCAATAATCGCATCTGTATTATCTAAGAAAGCAATATCAATAGTGACTTCATCATTAGATACATTGTTATTTAAAACAATAGAAGTAAATGTGGTATCTACTGCGGATAATCTAATAGAAAAACTAGATACATTAATTTGAGAACTTTCTGAATTATTAGTTATCTCTAAAAGATGAGAACTAGCAGTATAAG